TTTTCTCCCGCCTTTGTATAAAGCTTGTTTAATTTTATCTATATGTTCTTTTGAGAGTATTTGTAGTGCTTGTCTTGCTTTATCATTACTGTATCCATAATACTCTTTTACATATTCCAAGTCAATCAATTTAATTTGTTTGATCCACTTCCCTCCAAAACGTTTCTTTGGTCTGATACTATTTAGTAAAAATTGAAATTGTATGTCTTTGTCCAAGAAGTGATAACCATTCATTTCATTGGCATGTGGAAGTGTATCCCAAAACATGGATAAACACTTATTAATGATGTAGGGAGGGTACTTTTTAATCCAGGCAATATCGCTGGTCTTCAAAAGGTTAACTTTTGTTTCGTTTATAGCTTTTAAATAATCTTTTAATTCGTACATAATATAAACTAGTGCCTTGAATCAATTTTATTTAAGTTCTGCTGTTCCGCCAGCGTCTTCTAACTTCTTCTTTAATTCTTCAGCATGTGCTGTTTCAAGGTTTTCTTCAACCGTTTTAGGTAAATCTTCAATAAAAGTCTTTGCTTCCATTAAGCCTAATCCTAATACTTCTTTAACAACTTTTAATACACCCATTTTCTTTTCACCAAAACTTTTTAATATAACTGTAGCTGTACTCTTTTCTTCTGAAACTGCAACAGGTGTTGGAGCAGCTGCTTGTAAATTACTTGCTTGTATTCCCCACTGATCTTCCATCATTTTGGCCATATCAGCAGCTTCTTGCATAGTTAATTTACCTATTTCATTTAATAATTTGTTAATGTCTGCCATTTTTGTTTGGGTGTCTACCCATATAATGCTCGGATGGTTCGTAGTTCCATCTATGTCCGTGGTGTCCTCTTACGTCAGCATACCACATTCTAAACTTAACTATCATAACTCTCCATAATGTTCTCTTTGCCATTTCTTTTCTTTATCTCTTTCATTGATTTAAAAGGCATTTGCCTTTCTAAGCATATTTAGTAAAATGTTTCCTTTCATCACTTGAATTTACAATTGGCCATAATCTCTGTTAGACAGGCGATTACATTAATTTCGTGGTCAGCCACAAAAGCTGCCTTGTACTGGTAGCCAGCAATTATTAATATCGCTTGAGGTACGGATTTAGGTTCTAAACTCTCATATAGAACATCATAGACACCTCTGAATAGATCAGTAGCGTCCATATCTAAATGTTGGATTACCCACTTCCTCATACTATCAAACTCTTTTTTCTTCAGGTAACCCATAAGATTTTTATAGTCTGTTTCTTTTAGATTGAATAGAATACCACTGTCAATCTTACCACGTACAGAATATCTTTGAAGTTCGTTGATAGTTCTTCTAAAATCTGGATAATGTTTTTCAATTAACTGAGCTAATATTTTTTTATCATACTCAATTTCTTGTTCTTTTAAGATATTTTCCAAACGTTTCATAAAAGCAACAGCAGTTTTCCCTCTTTGACCATTAGAAACTTTGAAGTCAATAACAGTACAACGACTATGTAAAGCTGGTATGATTTTGTTCTTATAGTTACAAGTAAATATAAATCTACAGTTATTATAAAAACTTTCTATGAAATTTCTTAAAGCAGGCTGTACCGATTCGGCATTCATATAATCTGCCTCGTCAAGTATGACTACTTTATGTTTTGATTCTGTATTGAAAGATACAGTTGTTGCAAAGTTTTTAATCTTATGTCTTAACGTATCTATTTGACGGCCTTCATCTGATCCATTGACTATAATATAATCAAGGTTTAATTCTTCACATAAAGCACGAGCAACAGTTGTCTTACCAGTACCGGCAGTACCAGTTAATAACATGTTTGGTAGTTCTTTTTTAGATAGAAATTCTAAAAAGGTATTCTTTGTATCTTCTGATAAGATACATTCATCTATTGTTTTGGGTCGGTATTGTTCTACCCACAAAAAATCTGTCATTGACCAACTCCTTAAAATTCAGAATCAGGTTCTAATGCAATCCAATATTGGACGTTTTTTGCTCTACTAATGAAACTAGATATTTTTGCTTTTGATATTGCTACATCATAATCATCTGGTATCATCTTAAAGTTTTCTGATTTAAAGTAAGCAGTAAACTTAATATCTGATTTTCCGATTACAGAAGACACTACGTTAGAAGTCTTGTTTTTCTTATCAGTAGCCACTAATTTAATATCTTTACCATCGCCTATTACAGCAACATCTGGTAAATTTAAAGTTGTAACGCCTTTATGTAGTTCAGCTAAGTCATCATTTTTTAATTGAAATGAAACATGTTTATCTGGCATGTTAATCTTATTAGGTGTAAACACCGTAGATTTATCAGAGAAGAAATACTTAACTGATTTTCTTCCCTCTTTAGCTTCACTGATAGTCATTGAAGCACCACCATTAAACGTTAGTTCAGGACTTTTAAATAAATCCAATGATCTTAACAATTGTGGTAGATCATAGATAGCAAATTCACTATCAAATTTTTCTTTTATTTCAGCCTCTGCTAAAATATTTCTCATATTGGAAATAGTTTGTATCTTATTTCCTGGCTTAATTAAAATGTTCTGATTTATATCAGAGAAATTTTTTAACAAAGCTATTGTGTTTGTGGACAAGTTCATTTTGTAATCACTCCTATTCATAATTTAACTTTTTTTTATTTAACTTTTCTTTTTGGAGCGGATACTTGGTACTGCCCCAAGTTCTACAGGTTGGAAACCTATCATAATACTTTTATACGACATCCGCATTTACTATACTATATCAATTTGTTCAAAATGTCAAGCCTCCAAATATTTCAAGACATTTTCTGGTGAAGATACTCCATAAGGATCCGATGGATCATTAAATTCTTTACCAGGTTCAACGAACATTTTTATTATATCACCATTGTGTACAATAGCTGCATATCTCCATGAACGGTAACCAAAACCAATGGCCTCTATGTTAACTAACATATCTAAACTCTTTGTTAGTTCGCCATTGCCATCTGGTATCATTTTAATGTTTTTGATTTGTTCGTTGGTTTTCCATGCATTCATAACAAAAGAATCATTTACTGATATACAATAAACCTCATCTATGCCATGTTCTTTGAATTTCGTATACAGGTTGTCATAACCTGGAAGTTGTTGTGATGTACAAGTTGGTGTAAAAGCTCCTGGTAAACTGAATATAATTACTTTCTTATCTTTAAAGTAATAGTCAGTAGTTCTATCAACCCATTTACCATTGGAAAAATTACAAGCACCTGATTCGGATATGTCACCTTCACGTATTTTAAATTTTATATTCTTTATTTTCATAATATAGTCTTACTTTAACATAAAATCGGGAGGAAGTCAATGCTCCTCTGATTATAATACGACAAGTTCATTTTGTTTATGTACCTTGCCTATAACTGGTAAAGTTGCATATAATACCACTTTTGTATTAATAATAGGTAGTACAATCTCGCCGTTAATTTCTCTAGTATAGTAAGAGTTACCAATATTTAATAACTCTTGATTATAATTTAAATTATGTTTTTCAATCTTATCATCATATTGTTCTTCTAATTTTTGAATAGTATTTAATGTATCTAATGTTGAAGTATGTAAAATAACTCTAATAGATTTACCAGTAAAATATGTATTGTTTGCTATTGCTGATACTCTGGATAGATTTTTACTCCAAGATGAAGAAGCTCCTATAACATATAAGTATTGATTTAAATGTTCTTGACCTTGTTTAGTTTGTACGTAAACTGATTCTTTAGAAGATAAACCACTACTAGGATATTGGTCACCAGCTTTCTTATAACCTTGTTCTATCATCCAATCGTGTACCCTTTCAGGTGTCCAAGAGTTGATATAAGGTCTTGAAGAATTGTTATTTAAAAGTGATTGAGCAATAATGTTTTTAGTATTGTCTGTAAAATGACTGCCTTCGGTAACTTCAATTACCCAAGCATTTATCTCATCTAAATTTTTTGCTAAATCTCCGTCATCAATTAGTTCTTGACCTACTACAATGACATCACTAGTTAATGCAAGTCCTACTGGAGAATCAATTAGATTAAACTTTAAGTTATTTGTTGCTAAAGTTTTATTGTCTTTTACTGAATAAACAGCTACAATGGCATTTTTAAAATCGCAAGTCTTTTTTAGGATTTCTACCCTAGTTCTACCTGTTAAAAATTTAATTGAACCATCTACGTATTCAGCTATTGCTATAGGGTTATATTTTAGTTTAAAACCATTTTCTAAAATATCGTTTCTAATACCAACCATCTTTTGGTTAGTTATAGCTCTACCTTTTTGTTTACCGTATTTGTTTTTTAGATTGTCAAATAATGTATCTATATCTCTAATCTCAAATCTTAAAAAAAATAATCCTTTATCTTCTCTATCATATAATTCAGGATATGCTTCTTTAACAATAAGTCTATCCTGTGTTTTTAAATTCTCGTCTGTAAATCTATCTGTATTACTTACATTTACAATAATTGAATTGTCGTTATTAATAATTTTTGGTGTTGATTGAATATCAAAAGCTCTATCTAGCCTTTGTGTGCTTTGTGGCGTATTTAATGTCATAATTTACTTTCTGCGACCTTTGTCGCTTTACAATTTATTTAATATAAACAGCAAACTTTTTTGCTTTAGTTTATATAATCCTATTTATACACTATACACTAAAGGCGTCCCATTGTCAATGCTGGAACGCCTATAGTTTTAATTATTATTTAATCTTTATTGTTCTAGGCTTCTTTGAGTCTGGAACAATCTTCTCTAAAGATACCTTTAAAAGACCATCTTTTAGTTCAGCACCCTTTACTTCGCAGTCTTCTGCTACAGTAAATGACTTACTAAAATATCTTTTAGCTATACCTTTGTGAAGTATACCATCATTGTCCTCAACCTCTTTAGTCTGCTCGTCTTTATTAGACTTGATTGTTAGAACATTGTCAGCATAGTCAACAGTTACATCATTTTTAGAGTATCCTGCTAATGCTAATTCAATATCATAGGTAAACGAACCT